TTGGGTTGTAAATTTTGACTTAAATAGTCTATATCCACATTTAATTATGCAATTTAATGTGAGTCCAGAAACTCTTGTTGATGAAAGACATCCTACCGTAACTGTAGATAAGATTCTTAATCAACAACTTACCTTTGAAATGTATAAGGACTATGCGGTCTGTCCTAACGGTGCTATGTATCGTAAGGACATTCGTGGTTTTCTTCCAGAACTAATGGAGAAAATGTATAATGATCGTGTCATTTTTAAGGAAAAAATGATTGAGGCAAAAAAACAATATGAGAAGAAAAAAACAAAAGAATTGGAGAAGGAAATTTCTAGATGTAACAATATCCAAATGGCAAAAAAGATTGCTCTCAATTCTGCCTATGGAAGTGTCGGGAATGAATGGTTTAGGTACTTTAAACTAGCAAATGCCGAAGCAATTACTCTTTCGGGGCAAGTTGCTATTCGTTGGATTGAAAATAAGATGAATACATATTTCAATAAACTTCTTAAAACTAAGGACTTTGATTATGTTATTGCTTCTGATACTGACTCCATCTATCTTAATATGGGTCCTTTGGTTGAAACTGTATACGAGGGAAGAGAGAAAACTACTGAAGGCGTTGTTTCGTTCCTTGATAAGATCTGTAAGGTGGAACTTGAAAAGTATATTGAAGGTTGCTACCAAGAACTGGCGGAGTATATGAATGCCTATGATCAGAAAATGCAGATGAAGCGGGAGAATATTGCCGACCGTGGAATTTGGACTGCGAAGAAGCGTTATATTCTCAATGTCTGGGATAGTGAAGGAGTTAGATATTCTGAACCTAAATTGAAGATGATGGGTATTGAGGCAGTCAAGTCTTCAACTCCGGCACCTTGTCGCAAGATGATTAAGGATGGTCTTAAGATTATGATGAGCGGAACCGAAGATGAGGTGATTAGATTTATTGATAAGTGTCTCCAAGAATTTAAATCTCTTCCACCGGAGCAAATTGCTTTTCCCAGAACAGCATCTGATATTCGTAAGTATAGTTCTAACTCTGGAATCTATAGTAAGGGAACTCCAATTCACGTTCGTGGGTCTCTTTTGTTTAATCATCACATAAAAGAAAAAAAACTTACTAACAAATATTCACTTATTAATAATGGTGAGAAAGTTAAGTATATTTTCTTAAAAAAACCCAATATTATACAGGAGAATGTCATTTCCTTTATCTCCGAATTTCCAAAAGAATTGGGACTTGACAAATATATTGATTATGAATTACAATTTGAGAAGAGTTTCTTGGACCCACTCAAGTCTATTTTGGATTCTATTGGGTGGAAAACCGAACATACAACAAATCTTGATTCATTTTTTACCTGATGAATTTACCTATTAACGAAAAAGAACTGAATACTATTATTAGTGCTATGAGGATTGGTGGAGATACTGCTCTTTACCAAAAACTCTGGTGCTATAAAATGAATTATCTCAATAAACAAAAACAAAAGGAGGAATGAATTGTGGATTTTTTGAAAGATATAGTGAAGGAGATTGGTGGAGAATACACTCAACTAGCTTCGGATATTGATGAAACTGAAACTTATGTGGATACGGGTTCGTACATTTTTAATGCTCTTGTATCCGGCAGTATATTTGGTGGTGTATCTGGGAATAAGATTACTGCAATCGCTGGTGAAACTTCTACTGGAAAAACTTTCTTCAGTCTTGCCGTCGTTAAAAATTTCCTTGATAATAATCCTACTGGATACTGTCTGTATTTTGATACTGAAGCAGCAATCACAAAATCCCTTTTGGAAAGTAGGGGAGTTGACACAAGTCGTCTGGTGGTTGTCAATGTAGTTACGGTAGAAGAATTCCGTACCAAGACACTCAAGGCAGTTGATATTTACCTAAAGAAAAAAGAGGATGAAAGAAACCCTTGTATCTTTGTATTAGATTCTCTGGGAATGCTTTCTACTAATAAAGAAATTAATGATGCCTTGGCAGAGAAGGATACAAGAGATATGACTAAGGCACAACTTATCAAAGGTGCCTTCCGTATGCTGACTCTCAAACTGGGTCAGGCAAAGATTCCTATGCTAGTGACAAATCACACCTATGAGTCGATGTCTCTTTATGGTGGTAAGCAAATGTCTGGAGGTTCTGGATTGCAATATGCCGCATCCACAATTATCTATCTTTCTAAGTCAAAGGAAAAAGATGGAACGGAAGTAATTGGAAACATTATCAGGGCAAAGACTCAAAAGTCCCGTTTAAGTAAGGAGAATCAAGATGTTGAAATCCGTCTGTATTATGATGATCGCGGTCTTGATCGTTACTACGGTCTTCTTGAACTTGGTGAACTTGGTGGACTCTGGAAGAATGTAGCAGGTCGTTATGAGATTGATGGTAAGAAACTTTATGCCAAAGAAATCTTAAAAAATACCGAAAAATATTTTACACCGGAAGTAATGGAAAAACTTGATGTGATTGCTAAAGGTGAGTTTAGTTATGGCAAATGAAAAACATTCGTATAATAAAAACTAATGTAAATGTTTCTAAAATATTAGAACAACTTAAGCAATATCCCGAAGACTGGGGTTCTCAAAAAGATATTGAAGACTCTGAACAACTAGACCCCACAGAATATACTGTTACTGTGGATGTATTACAACTTATAATGGGTGGAGTTGAAACCGAAGGTCAATATGTTGGGAATACTGAAATATGTATTAAAACTCCGGCATATGAAAAACACACGGAGATTCTTAATTACTTGGGAAAGTATTTTAAGAAACTCCGTCGTTGTGGATTCTTGGCACTTCCTGTAGGTGAAATAGTGGGTTCTCATATTGATGAAGGAACTTATTATCTTACGAAGGATAGATATCACCTTTCCATTCAGGGAAAATACGAGTATACTGTTGGGGATGAAACTATTATTATTGAACCGGGAACACTCTTTTGGTTCAATAATAAACTACCCCATAAGGCAGTTAATATTGGCAACAACATTAGAATTACTTTTGTATTCGATGTTCCACATCATAAACGAAATCTTTAATTAAAATAATGGAACGACTTGAACTTACAATCCTTAGAAACTTAGTATTTAATGAAGATTATGCCAGAAAAGTTATTCCATTTATTCAACCAGAGTACTACGAACAAAGAGTAGAAAAGATAGTTTTTGAGGAAATTGTTGAGTTTATCGTTAAGTATGGTTCTTCAATTACAATAGAAGCACTCAATATTGAGATTGATAATCGTAGAGATTTAACAGAAACTGAAAATAAAGAAATTGTAGAATTACTTTCTAAACTTAATAACAGTCCTGTGGATAAGCAGTGGATTCTTGATACTACAGAAAAGTGGTGTCGTGACCGTGCTATTTACTTGGCACTTATGGAATCCATTCATATTGCCGATGGTAAGGATGATAAAAAAGGTAGAGATGCTATTCCCAGTATTCTTTCTGATGCTCTGGCAGTATCTTTTGATAATAATATAGGTCACGATTATCTTCAGAATTATGAGGAACGATATGAGTTCTATCATCGTAAAGAAGATAAGATTGAATTTGACTTAGAATATTTCAACAAAATAACAAAAGGTGGATTGCCTAATAAGACTCTGAATATTGCTCTTGCCGGAACGGGTGTGGGAAAATCTCTCTTTATGTGTCATGTTGCCAGTTCTGCCTTACTACAGAATAGAAATGTTCTTTACATCACTCTTGAAATGGCAGAAGAAAGAATTGCCGAAAGAATTGATGCGAATCTTCTTAATGTTCCAATTCAACAACTGATTGATTTACCACGCTCAGCATTTGAGAATAAAGTAAATGGTATTTCCAAGAAGACTCGGGGTTCTTTGGTAATCAAAGAATATCCTACTGCTTCGGCACACTCCGGGCACTTCAAGGCACTTCTGAATGAACTTGCTCTGAAGAAATCATTTAGACCTGATATTATCTTTATTGACTATTTGAATATCTGTTCATCTTCACGATTTAAGAGTGGTAGTAATATCAATTCTTATACTTTGGTTAAGTCTATTGCCGAAGAACTTCGTGGTTTGGCAGTAGAGTTTAATGTTCCTATTATGAGTGCGACACAGACGACTAGGAGCGGTTTTGGTTCTTCCGATGTAGAATTGACCGATACTTCTGAATCGTTCGGTCTTCCTGCTACTGCCGACCTTATGTTTGCTCTGATTAGTACAGAGGAACTTGAAGGTCTAGGGCAGATTATGGTGAAGCAACTTAAAAACAGATATAATGACCCAACAATCTTTAAGCGTTTCGTTGTTGGAATTGACCGTGCCAAGATGAGACTTTATGATGTGGAACAATCGGCACAAAATGACATACTTGACAGTGGTAAAGAAGAGGAGTATAATAATGAAGAAAATAAACCAAAAAAATCATTTGAGGGATTTAAATTTTCATGACACAACGAGTTGATTTTAATAAGTATCAGAACTTCGTAGATGCCGTAACTTCTGATGCATCCAAAGATTTCCTTGCTCTTTCTGACCGTATGGTTCAGTTGGATGAGAAAGGTGCTAATATTGAGCGTCTCCTGACTGCCTCTGTTGGTATTAATGCCGAGGGTGGTGAATTCTTGGAGATTGTAAAGAAAATGGTTTTCCAAGGTAAGTCTTGGAATGATGAGACCCGAACTCACTTGATTAAGGAACTGGGTGATACGATGTGGTATGTGGCACAAGCGTGTATTGCTCTTGATGTCTCTTTTGATGAAGTAATTCAGACCAATATTGATAAACTGATGAAGCGTTATCCGGACGGATTCTTTGATGTATATTATAGTGAAAATCGTGAAGATGGAGACATTTGATGACTAAAACAGTATCTGTTAAGATGGATGTTCGGACTGCCGCTGCCGTTCGTCAAATTCTTTTTGAGAATCAAAAAGGTTATACCTATGATGAACTTTCTGTTCCTCCTCGTATTTCTGACATTCGTGCCGTGATTTTAGACCTTGATGAAAAGATTGGTGCTGTAGTTGGTGAATGACCCTTCGGGAGTCTTGAGCACTAAATAAAAATAAAATACTTATGGCTACCTTATCCGTGAATGATTTGGGAAAAAGAAATAACTTTAATATTTTTTTAACCAGAATTAGAACTGGTAAAGATTTTGTATTGAATGAATCTAATGGTCAGAAAATAAAACTAAGTAAAACTATCGTAACTGAATTAACAGATATTACTAAATTTAATAAGTTTAAATCTGGTCAATCCATAGTTCTCCCAACTTCTTCTGGTTCAACTGTAAGATTAACTGAATTATATAAAGACTCTGAATTTTCTGGAAGAACCCAGGCAACAACCGCCCAAGAAGACGCTCAGATTATAAGAGTAAATCAGCAATTACAAGATATATTTGACAAATTAGGTACAGATTTTATACCACTAAAAGTTGGTGCCACAACTTACCAGGTGGGACTTTGTGAAAGTACACCGGGAACACCTAAATGCGATTTTCATTTTAGAGGAATATCTGGGTATGTTGGGCACGTTTCTCATAAGGCAGGTTCTGGACCTAAAGCATTTCAACAGTGG